CTGGGTTTAAACTTCGCAGTGTGGCTTCTCCCTATCGTATTCACCAATTGGCTTTAAAACCTTTGGGTGATGCTTTAGGAAGAATTGTGTCCACATTACCTTGGGACTGTACCTTTGATCAATCAAAGGCCATTCCTTGTATCCAACGGAGATTATCAGAGGGAAAGAAGGTCTATTCTGTAGATCTTTCTTCCGCAACTGATTATTTTCCTTTGGCTCTGCAAGAGATGGTTCTACGATCCATCTTCGGGAGTTCCTCGCGGGATGTTGATCTTTTCCTTAGCATTGCTAGGATGGCTTGGAAGTCATCCATTGGCGATGTTTATTGGAGAAGGGGTCAACCTCTCGGAGTATACCCTAGTTTCTTTGCGTTTACACTGACGCATGGACTTGTCCTTGCTCAGCTTGCAGAGATGCAGACTGATCAGTTCTTTGTCCTGGGAGATGATGTTGTTATTCTCAATGATCAGCTCTATGAAAGATACATTGCCTTCTTAAAGAAGACTTCGTGTCCTTATGGTTCTGATAAGAGTATTGCATCCGCACTTGTAGCTGAGTTCTCGGGAAAGGTGGTAACACCCTCTCGGGTAATACCTCAGTTGAAGTGGAGGAAGGTTAGCAATGATAATTTCCTTGATATCGCCCTTTTATTAGGTCGACGATCACGGGAATTAATGACCATTCGTCAACGACGTGTATTTGATGCAGTAATGCATCTTTTACCGCCAGTTGGTCTTAACATGAGTAAACCCGGTTCGGATTATTCGACTGCATTTATGCAGACCGAAGAATTCCTTAGCCGTGTTGAGCTCAGTGCGGTGAGGTCACTTGTTGATCTCATTAGACCTTCATGGATTAAATCCATGGAAGATCCTCAGCACCACGTTCTAAACGTGGATACTGACACCTTCGACGTGAAGGTGCAAAAGGTATTCCAGAAGACTGTCTTTAGCCATTGGAAATGGCTTGAACATGTTTCTGACCTACCCCGGGCTCTTGGTTTGGAACCAAGATTACCCATTAATGCGTCTCCAAGGAGGTATCAAACCCTCCTTCGATACGAGAGGATACTGACTAAGTGAGCCAGTAACCCCTGATGCGGCCCGTGAGGGC